CCGACCACCGAAAAGGGTTGGTGGGGGTGCGAAGATTACTAGATCTAGTTTGAGATAGTTTGTAAGTACCTAGATGTTGTGTGAGGTGTCAGGTGAGTCAGGGCTGGTGCAGCCTGGAAGCTGGTGGCAGCCTGGTGTGAGATGGTAGGAACGCCTGGTGCAGCGTGGTGATGACATAAAAAAAGGCAGGTGGTAACCTGCCTTTTGCCAGTCCTCGAGGAAACTGTTATGTTATGTGTTGTGCTAATCGTTGCATGATACGAGTTCCCCAATCTTTAACATATTGAGGACAGTTAGGATCAAGAACAATTGTTTCGACTTCACTTTCTAAAACTTTGTACAAAGCTTTCCAATTGATATTGTCAACGTGTGTTGCTCTAACATCATTAGGGTTAGGAGTAGTAACTGCATTGTCTCTAGTTCTTAAACCAAAGGTCTGCTCTACTACTGCTAAACGTCTGTCTAAATCATTATCTGGCATTTTGATTTCTCCTTTCTACTTATCTTCTTACTCCCATTTTATTACATACTCAATATCTTTATTTCTTTCTTGTGGATAACTTTTTACTTGACAACAACCCGACAGCAACTCCCCCCGTGCTGTACTTCTGTTACTATTACTAGGTAAGGCGACCAGAACGGCAATGCAATGGAAATGTAGAAGGGGCGAGTGTATCGCCCCCAAGATTGTCGACTGAACTAAAGTTGACAATTAGTTCTCCGCTTAGGCATAATTGGAACTAAGCGGAAATTCTGAAATCTGCTACTTCATCAATCGTAGCCTTCTTGTTTCTTGATACTGTTGTTTCGGATAGAGGCATAGCCTGTATCTGTTTATACTGCGTTGGCACTTTGCATTGATGATACGCAATCTCGCCAAGTTTCTCCTTGACCAACTGCGAGTCGATCTTCGCACCCAATTTTTGTGATACATGAAGTGAGTAATCCCTCCCATGCAATAGGTTTGCATTTTCGCTCATAGACAAATCTATCATCAGTTGTCTGTTGACTTTAATAAAGTCTGCCAGAACTTTCTGCATTGTTAAGGCTCTGCCGTAAGCATCAACGATAGCTTGTTTATTTCTTTTACTTACACTAGCTGGACTCTGTTGAGCCTTCTCTAGTACTTCTAATATATTAACAGCTTTTGACATTTTATTTTCCTTTCGTCTTTCTAGTTAATACTCCCTTTATATCCCATGTTATTCTACTTGTCAAATCTTTTTTTTATTTTTTTTTCCACAGGAACTTCCGTCAGCAACTCGCCGTGCGTAGCTTCTGTAACTACTACTATAGTACCAGGGCTCCGCTGCCGCGATGGAATGGAGATGCAGCGTCAGGGCTGCCACGGAATCGTAGTCCAGTCTAGCTTCCCAAACAGAGTTACCAGAGTTGTTCCCAGCAGCAGCGTTGCTGCAGCTACCTGCTGCGGGAGCAGCAGGATCAACACGATGTAGATAAACAATGCGGAAACTAAGTAATGGAGCATTGCACCATCTCCTGCATCTGAGTCCAGGCCTCAGCGTCCTGGGCCACCAGCACATGCGCACCGTCTCCCCAGTCCAGGTACCAGTACTCTAAGCGATGTAGTTCGCCGTGTTCGTTCACGTATCCGCGGAGCTCGTCGCTCGGCCCGCCCCAGCTGAACTGCCAACGCCAATACCCTTCAGGTTGGTTGTCCCACGTATGCGGAGCTACATAGTCGAAGCCAAGCGCTTCGTACTCAGGGTCCTTCAGGTCTTCCTGCCTCTCCTTCCACTGTTCTTCTACCAGCTCAGCGCAGGTGGGTTCTTTCTTTATTACTGTTACAGTCTCTGTCATGTTGTTCCTTTCTAATGTAGTAGGGGTTGGGCCCTAGGCTTATTACAGCAATAACCAACCCCTGTTGATGAGTCAGGAACTTTGCGCAGTGTCCTGACTCGTGTGGCCGTTCATGAAACTTCCAAACGGATTCGGTAGCCACAGGTATGACAAGGCTTTTCAGCTCGGCCGTAGCCATCAATGTCATAGTACTTATATAGTCCCATCTTATTAGATAGTCAAGACCTAAATCATAATTTATCTACACCAACTTCAGCTCCCGCTGGGGACGCCAGTCCTGTTACTACTATACCTACCAAGCTACGTTGGTCGCCGATGGGGAATGGAGGCTACCATCTCAGCTTCCCTGGCAGCTGCAGGTGCAGCTACGGAAGTAACTATGGTAGCTGGGTTTCTGCTGATGGGGAATGGAGATGCGTACAACCAGCATGCCACCTGGTTCCTGCTGCGGGACCAGCTCCTGGTACTATGCCTCTGGGATGGCGGGTTTCTGCAATGGGGAATGGAGAATGTAGTCCTGAAGCTCCTGCCACGCAGCGGGGGACGCTGGCAGGGCCCAGCATTTACTAGCGTGTTTGGGGGACAATGCGCCAATGGAGGGGACAATGGAGGACGAAAAGATACACATCAGCCTCTCTCCGAGGATCTGATGCATAATAAAACTTCTCCCACCTTGTCTTGCATGGCTAAAATGCCACGATTTTTGAAAGGGACTTAACTTTGCTTTGTTGACTTTTGTTGACGTTTTAAGTTCTAACCAGAACATTACACCATCTTTACAACCATAACAGTCTGGCACACCAGGCAGTGCCCAGCTCTCAATACGAGTCCAATGAACATCAGACATATTCTGTTTAATGGAGTTCCAAAACTTACTCTCGGGTTTCATTTAAAAAACATGGAGAACAAATAAAGTATGAAAAATAACCACAGTATTTTTTTACCAAACCAAAATATAATAATAAAGAAAACATATCCGATTCCATCGGAAGTAGAGATATCTCTGTAATCTTTCGGAGGTATTGGAAGTTCAATAGGCTTCATGGACACCTCTTCATCAGTTCGGTCATTTGATTATAATACAACAACCTAAACTCAAAGCTCTCAGCAGTCAAAGCCGCACGCCTTAAATTCTCTATCCTACGCCAGAACAATTCGTCTGTCATAGGTAATGTAGTATACTCATATAAGTCTGGTCTAATTATTACTAACATACTAATACCTATATGATTCTGCAAGTTCATGCACCATGTCAACAATTTGGTTTAGTTCCACATGAACAACCTTCTCATTAGCATTTAATAATTCTCTAACTTCTCTTATAAAATCTTCTTTGCTTTCCATTACTCTTCCTCCAACTTTACTTCTGTTTCTGTATCTTCAGTATTAGTTTCATATGGTATTAAAGTTAACTCACCAATCTTATTGATTGCGTCTTGTACATCTTCTGCCTCAACATTTTTATAAATATCTTGAGCAGTATAACTTTGTATTACTGTATATTTAGGCATAACTTCCTCTCTTTCTAAGGTCTATTTAGTCCCATTCTATTTTATAGTCAAGCTTTATTTTCTAATTCTTTAACTTCCTCAAACGTAGTTTCAATACTGTACTGTTCCTTCAAGTCCTGTAGCTTCTTCTCTACCTCTTCTCTTGACATTGAGTCGATCGTGCCTGTAAGAATCTCTTTCTTGTCAACGTACAACCCAGCAATCTGTCCACGCCTGGTCTCCGCAGCTACAGCAGCGTTCCAATTACCTGAAGCAGACGCCTGGTCTCTGATTCTTGCCAATGTAGACAATGATCTTTCCTGAGTACAGCGATACCTGTCAACATTTGCTCTGATCTCAGAATCAATAGCTTTTGCAACGATCGGGTACAACTCAGGATTCTGAAGACGAGATGCCAGCTCAGTAGCACTCTTTTTGCTGTAACCAGCTTCTATTGCACACTGCGATGCAGACTTCAAACCCTCTGAATGAACAATCAAAAGAATGAACTTTCTCTGTTTTGGTGTTATTTTAGGGTGAAACAACGCTTCTGACAATGGTTGTGGTATATATACGTCTTTGTTTTCTTCTTCCATAATGCACCTTTTCAATAGATGTTTTTCTCAAATAATTATTATATTACTAAATATTTCTGAGAAATGCGAGTTTTTTTCGTAAAATATAGATAGTTTGTAACTTGTAAATAGTTGTAAGTTACAAGAAGTTACAAAAAAAGGTAAGTATTCTGCTACTTGTAACCTTGTAACCTTGTAACTTGTATTTTACTAAAAAAATATTTTAAAATAAATTTCTCATAGAAACATCTATAGAGAACGACGTTTATGCAAACATCTTTGGATCTTGACTAACAACTCTCAATGCTTTTTCTAAAGCTTCACGTCCATCAGTCATAATAATCTCCCATTCGGCTGCAGTATATGCTCTATCATGTTTAGGATTGTAAAATTTTACATTGACATCACCGCAGTGACGACACTTATAAACTTTTCTTACTGGGCTTTCTGGTAGTTGTGTGTACATACCTTTTGATCCTTTGTAACGGAAATAAAACCACATTCTCGGGTAAATTTTCTTTGAAGTATATTGAATCCATGACTTTCATGTTTTCTAATCTATCGTATTGACTCGTGGTCCGTGATGCGAGGATCGCGTCCAGTAAGTCTCTCTGCTTTAATATCTCTTGGTCACTCATAAGCACCTGTTTCAGCCCCCACCA